CAAAGCAAACGCCGCCGAGGATACCCATCGACCAGTGCGTGTAGCCTCGCCATGCGATCTCGATCAGCATGTACATCACGCCGCCTATCACCGCGAACAGCAGGTGCTCAAGCACAGACTTAGGCATAATTCCACGCAACACTCAAGACCTCCTCTGCCGTCGCGGCATTGCGGAGATCCACCTCTGCTGCCTGCTGGATGCTCACGCGCGGCTCAACGTAGGCTGCAATCGCCAGTGCCAGCGCACACAGATCGGCATACTGCCAGACCGTACACTCATCGCCGGTGGAGTTCCAACGCAGCTCACGTTCCACGCCCGCCGACTGCGCAACCTGCTGTACCGCCAGTGCAGAGGTAAGCTGTGCCTGCTTTTCGCTCGTAACAGCATACTGCTTGCCGTCCGTCCATGCCAGCGGATTTTCGGACAGCCATGCAGCGAGGTCTGCCTTGCTGTCAGTGATACGACGTTCCCGCAGATCATCGACAGAGGTCAGCAGAGTGCCGTACAGCTCCTCGCCGACGGCCTGTAAAAGCAGTGCGTCGTTCTGCTCATTCACACGCGCCTGCAAGTCAGCGCCATCGGCAACCTCGGTGACGTATTCATCGTACACCCAGCCGGTGCGGTCATTTTCGAGGGTTTCTTCCTGCGGATTCAGGCAAAACCTTACCCACGCGCGTCCCGGCTTGTTCGGCAGGCTATTCGCGGAGATTTTCTCCGGCTTGTTATCGCCATGTACCTTCATTTAGATCACTCCTTTCAGGGTTCGCACAGGAGACGCGCGGAAACGCTCGAGCTCGAAAACGAAGAAGTGCCGCTCGCACCGAAGCACAACAGACCCGCATTCGCACCGTAGCTCCAGTCACCACCAACATATAACACGCGCCAACCAGAAGACGACCACATGTAGTCCGGAATGTACGTCGTTTCCGAACCGCCGGTAGTTTTAGGAATGAGCAGACCATTGTCTGTAACGATCAAATCCTTAATGTAGCCAGATGCAGGCAGATTGCCAATCTTGGTGTAGCCGGTTGCAGTATCGTCCGCGTACTTGCCCGGATCGGTGCAGGCGAATACAGTCGCACCGTTGGCATTAAAGCCGTCTACCCACTGGTACACATTACCCCACAGGTTTTCGATCCAACGATACTGGCATGCCGCGGCACCGTCCGAGATTCTACTTCCCGCAGTTCCCGTATGGTAGACCATTGTATCCGTTTTGCCAGAAGTTACAGCCGACGATTGATTGACTCCGCCGTATGCAATCTTGTTCTGACAGTTCCAATCAGCGAATTCCACAATATACAGAAAGATAATTGCGCAGTAAGTTGCGAAATCGTAGAGATGGAATTTGGTACCATTACTCTTTGCTTTGGAACGAGATGTTGCGCGGGTGATATTTACATACGGAGAAACGCCAGTCTTACTGTACCCATCACCACCGCTGTTCATGTGATATCTGCCGACATACTTACCACTGCCCGGATGTTTCGTCATGCCAGTTTTCGGTTTGTCCGAAACGTAGAAATACTGCTTTGTACCGTTTCTCTTCGCGGCAACATAAAACTCTGGGACAAACACCATAGTGTAGTCATTCGATCGTGCGAAGCTGCTATCACCCTTCCACGCCGTCACCGTACCAGACGCATTAAGGTTACATTCTTTCATACCGCTCCACGGTGCATAGCTATCAAAAGGCGAACTTCCCGAACCAGTACCAACCGCCGGAACAGGCTCAGTCGTCACCGCCATCGTCACAAATCCGTAAGGGTCGGTTTCCGGCGTTAACCTTGTCAGTGCCGTGCTCGAATTGCTTGTATCCCACACCACGCCAAACACAGTTGCATAGCTGAGTGTCAGCGCCTTGCTCTGACCACTGGCAGTAACGCTTACCGTACCCTCTGCGGTCTGGTCATCCAGTGTTGCTTTGATTGCCCAAGTACCCGCCTTGTTGACGGTAAACACAGCCGTGCCGGTGCTCGTCTTGTTCAGCACCGTGCTGCCCAGTGTCGCCGTCACCGTTGAACCACTATCTACGGTTACGGTAATCGTACTCTGGAATTTCTCAAGATTGACACTCAGCGCCGTAAAGTAGTCCTTGGTCGTAACCTCGGCAGTGTACGTCGTACCGGACAGTGCAGCACTCAGGGTGTAGGTGGTATTGATGCCGAGCACGCTTACAGTTGCCGTCTTGCTGCTGTCCACCGTGCCGGTGTAGGTTTCACTGCCGCCCTTGAGCGTCCATGTCTGACCGACAAAATCGCTTGCAAACGTCAGCGTAATATAAGAACCGCCGCCACTCGATGCATCAACTGCACCCGGAACATTGTCGGCCGTAAAGCCTACAAGCTGTCCTTTCTTACCCCTTAACCCATCCTGTTTACTGTCCCATGTAGATTCCTTTTCGATTACCGTACCGACCGCAGAATCAATTTGCGCGCCGGTATGTGAAGAATTGTAAGCCATGCCATCACTCCTTCATGCAAAGAAATTCGTTTCCGTCCGCGTCGAGCATGGTTTCGTTGCTGTCAGACGGGATAAAGCCCCAGTTATCGTTCCAACTGCCATCCATACCCTGTGCGTAGAGGGAAATGCGGTAAGTGCCATCGCCAGAGAGTAGGAAATCATCGTAGACCTCGAACTGACGTTGCGTTACAGCAGGAGTTTGGGAGAAGGACGCAATGAGCGTCCCTCTCCCTCTGCCCCATTCCTCGCCGGACTTTGTAGCGCGGCATTCAAATGCCTTGTACGGAATGTCCGACTGGAATGCAACAATCACCTTGTCGAAGCCAGAAACCGCCGAAATCCTTTCTCCCGTGATGGAGAAAGTCAGATTTGGAGCTGCCATTTACGCCACGCTCCAAGTACCGGCAGCGTTCTTTACGAACACCTTGACGATCTTCACGCCGTCGCCAGCGGATGCAGTTTCGAGGTCTGCGCCGTTGATAGTGACATTGATTGCAGTGTCGGCCTTGTAGCCGCCCTCAGTGCCGCTGGTGTTGGTAGAACCAGCAGTAACCGGAATCTGCGCACCTGCGTTTTCAAGGCTGGATTCGCTCGGAACAACCTTGATTTTGTATTCCTCGAAGTCCGCATTCGCAGAGAACGAGAACGCCGATACGTTGAAGGTTGCCACCTTAGAAATCTTGCTCTTGTCCGGGCCGGTAATCGTAACAACCGGAACGGCAGTATCCAGCGTGATCTTTGCAGTAACAGTTGCGGTTTCGTTGCCTACGTCGTCGCGTACCTTAATAGATACGGTTTTCTGACCGTCGCCAGTGGTCAGCGTGATCGCCTTAGACTTTACAAACGTTGCCCATGCCGCTTCGGATTCCGTTGCTGCACCCGCTACGCCCCAAATCTTCATCTGGTAGCCGGTCGTTGCGCTGTCCGTCAGGCCGATCGTAGCCGTTACTGCCGTACTGGTTGCATAAGCAGCACCGTTGTTCAGCTTGAGGGTAAGACCGGCAGGCGCGGTCGTATCCAACGTTAAATTAAAGAAAGATGCCATGTTTTACACTCCTTTTGTGTTTAATTCAAGGTAAAGGTAGGAACTCTTGCGGCGATAGAGCAGTTCCTCGCCCAAATACGCCTCGTAAATTCCCATCTTTCCTAAGAAATACGCGATAATGCTTTTGTCTCCGATATACATTCCGTCACCCCGTTATCAGATAAAGCATAGTTTCATCGTGCTTTTCGATTGCGTCATACTCTGCACGGGTCAAAACGCGAATAGCAGAAACATCATTTGAAAACACGTTGCCATGCCCGCCGCCCGATGCAGGTACACCAGTATCTTCTTCGCCAATCCACCAGTTACCGTTGTCTCCGATGAACGGAGTTAAGCCCTTCGCGCTTACGCCCGTGTCCTTGTCTGCAATTACCCAGTTACCGTTATCGCCAATGGTCGGGTAAGTGTTGGCAAGCGCTTGCATTCGCTTTTCGAGTTCGGTAAACGCTGTCGGGATTTCCGGCCAGTGTGCGTCACCGCTCATCGTAGGCGGGATGTATACATGGATGCTGTTTGTGCTGCGCGTTTTCTCGCCTTGCGTGCCGTGTAGCTCGAAAGTGTACTCACCTGAAACAGACAAATTCTGTGCAGTCAGCAACACCGAGATTCCGGTTTCGTCCTGCTGCATCGGCAGGATATCCATGTTCTCACCTGCTGACACATACATTTCCCACGTCCAGTCAGGCGGGAGATCGCCTGTAACCGTGATGGAGTGCGTCAGATTATCATGCTGGCGGGCAAGAACTTCACAATCTGTGGTTAGCTCCCAGTTATTGAAATAGATCATGTGTTCTTGCCCTCCAATGCCGCGACACGCGCAGTCAGTGCGTCTAATGCCGCTTTGAGTGCATCGTTTCCGGCTGAGGTGTCGTTTACCTTATCGACTGCATTATCAATATCTTCGCCACTGTAACGGCTTGTATAGTAAGTATCAGCCATTAAACAACCAACCTCCTTCCGTATTTGTCTGAAATGATTTTGCCGTTTTTATCGCGGACTGCACCGGAAGCAGAAAGCGCTTTAGGCAGGCGATAATAAATAAGAACGCAACCCGGTGCACCGTCAGTCCCGCTCGTTCCTGCTCCGCCTGCTCCTCCAGATTCTGATGAATAAGTTGCGTTGAGCGTTACAGCGCCTACACCGCCGCCGCCACCGCCACCGTGTCCGCCGTGTCCACCAGCGCCGTATATAGTCGGTGCTATAATTGCATCTGGAGTTCCACCGTTTCCTCCTGTGTAGCCATGAATTGTTCGCAGGCCGCCACTGTTCATAATGGCATTTCCGCCATCCGAACCATTTATGCCATACGCAGCGCCACCGCCGCCACCGCCAGAACCGCCTACAACGGTTCCATCTCTTTTGGTTCCACGAACGCCAGTTCCACCCTTTCCTCCAAGATATGTTAAAACATCGCCTCCCGGACTGCCGCTCACCTTTTCATCGGTGCTTGGAAAACCTCCATCACCGCCATCTGCGCCTGTGATTCCATCGGTTCCCCATACACCATACGTTATTCCCGTTGTCGGTTCAGAAAATCCCTCAGAAGATGATGCGCCATCTTGCGATGTATATCCCGCGAAAGAAGTGTCCGTGCCAGCTGTTCCTGCATTCACAGTATCAGAGGAATATTCTCCGCCTACTCCTTTAACTCCGATTTTTGCATTGAATTGATCGTTTGGAGTTACTTTCAGTTCGATAGTATAAATTTTTCCGCCCTTGCCTGCGGTTCCTCCTTTTCCTCCTTTTCCTCCTTTTCCGGGGCGTAGAGTTCCGTTGGTATTGGTAGCTTCATCTGTACTTTCGCCGTTTTCACCGCGTTCGCCTGAATCGCCGCCTGCACCGCCGCCAATCAGAACAATACGGACACTTGTAACTCCATCCGGCACAGTCCACGTCCCGTCTTTGGTCAGAACCTCAACCGTATCGTAATACTCCTGTTCGCCGATATCCTGCGGCTTATATCCAACTAATACGCTTTCCTGCGCTGCCAGTCTACCGGACACGGTAACGTCTACACTTTCAACGCATCCGGTCACTTCACCGCCGTAAGGATGTGCAATCTTCACCACATCGCCGGGAATTTCACGCTTGATGGCAATTTTGTTGTTGATGCGCTCATTGTGGCTGTAATATTCGGCAAGGCGTTCCGCAACAGCGTTTGCGTTTACCAGAGATACAAGCGTTGCGTTCTCAACCTTTACCGTGTTGTCCGACTGTTCAACCAGACTGCGACTGCGGGTGTTTGTTGGGGTGATAATCTGCCGTGTAACATGGGTGTACTTCTTGCCATTCAGCACGCCGGAACCAGCGGTAACGATAGCGTAGTTCGCGCCACTCTCTGTGATTGCAAAGCCTGTGGCTTCGAGGTCATAGCATGGGTCGTCAAACGTGATCTTATCGCCCGCCGAGGTCGTGCCGTTGAACAGTTCCGTAACTTCCGTTGTGCTCTGCGAATAGGCGTGCTCAGTAACGATAACTTCCGTAACCGGGGTTGCATATTCTACCGAGCCGCCCGCATACATTTCGCTTGCGGTGATTTCGCTGGATTGTCCGTCCCACAAGCCCTCGATACGGATTGCGCCATTGTAGTCCACTTTCAGCGTTGCGCCGATAGCAAACAGCACTTGTGCGAGGTTTTCGCGCCGAGTTGCGATAGGCAGCCATCCATACAGTTTGATGTTGGCAATGTTCGACTTCACATAGCAGGTCAGCGGCTTGCAAATCTCCGTACACACTTCGCGCACGGTTTCGCCGGTATAGATACCGCCGTCGTGGTAGGTTTCATCCAGCAGGCCAACGGTCGAGGTGCAGGTAAAGTGGTAAGTGTTGATAGAGGTGCGAGAGATCGTCTGCACATAAAAAATCCCCATCTGATTTCCGTCATGGTAGAAAGTCAGTGGGGTGTTACGGATAAACTCCGTTAAACTGGTATCATCCGACTGCACATCAAAGGAAAACGTGTCGATTTCCAGCGAGGCACTGTTCAACGGACGCGCATAATACGCATTTCCGCTGATTACATCGTGTGCATCGAACGTACGGTCAAGATATGTGATTGTATTGGTTCCCATGTGTCACGTCCTTTGCGGTGCCATTGCGATAAACTGAACGGAAAGTCCCGTCCAGTATGATTCTCCGGGTTTCTTGCGAATGAGATTGTCTTGTCCGGCAGTAACATATGCGTTAAACGTAAGCGTGCTCTGTGCATACGGAACAACAATTCTGTGACTGTCCTGCGGTGCACTCAGAACCTCGTACAGCGCATCGTAGTCACCGTACTTGCCAACTGCGGGAAGAATCGTAATCTCGTAGTTGTAAAACGTACCGATAATGTCGCGAATCATTGCGCCGCTGAGCGTTCGCTCTGCGTTCTCGCCGTCAAGCACCTGAAATTTACGGGTAAGGCTTGTAACAAGGACGTTGTACTTCTTGCCGTCTACGGTAAGTTCCATTTATGCACCTCCTGTTACAAGACTTACGCCGCGTCGCCGTGTTTCGCCGCTGTTGTACGGGCCGGTAATGCGTGCAAACTTCGCGCCGTCGATGTACAGCTCGATAGGTTGACTGCTGTTGACCGTGCCGCCGCGTGCGTCCAGTGCCGCGTTAAACGCATCAATCATGGTGGACAGCGGGGTTTCCACGTTCACGCCGCTTTTCTGATCGCCCAACAGAGCGAGGAATTCACTGTTCGGGCTGATAACCGCACCGTTTGCAAGGGCAGGAATGTCAAGCGAATAGGAAGAAACAACGGCCGATGCCGGTAACGAATATGCGCTCGATCCGCCGCCAAAGAACGACGAGATTCCGCTTGAGACTTTGTTTCCGATGGAAGAGAAAAAGTCCTTAACTGCCTGAATAGCATCTTTAATCGTTTGGATGATAGCTTGAATTTTCTCTACAATCCAATCGCAAACATTTCCTGCTACTTCTTTAATCTTGTCCCAGTTGGCAATGACGAGAGCCAATGCAGCAACGATTGCAACAACAGCAACGAGAATTGGGTTTTCCGTAAACAGCGCAATAACGTCCGAAATCGTAGAAGCCATCTTGACCAGTTGCTGAATAATTGCAACCAACTTAAATGCTGCAATAAAGCCAACAACCAAGCCCGTAAGAACTACAAGCAGATTCTGGTGCTCTGAAAGGAACTGAATCACGGTGGCAAGCAGGTTAATCAATCCGGGCAACGCGGTTTCAATTACCCATCCCAAAAACGGTAAAACAATGCTCTGATGAACGTTTCCGAGCACTTCTCCGATGGTATCGACAAGATTCTTGATTGCTTGCAATAGGTTCTTAATAGATTCCATGAGCGGTTCAAAATTTAGCTGCGCTGCCCAATCCGCGGTCGCCTTTGAACATCTGTCGATATATCCGAGAATCGAATCCACAATACCGAGAATTGCTTCCCAAATTTGCACGCCGTTGTTGTTCTTCTCCCACGCTTCCTGCAATCTCTGCGAGATATTTCCAATCACGTTTACAATATTGGTGACGATGGAAATGATGTGCCCCATAATACTTTCGCCCAAACCGGCTTGATTCCAAGCAACAAGGAACGCCTGACCGATGGAATTTACAAAGCTAACAACATTCGTAATCGCCGTCATGATTGCCTGCAACATGGCTTGTCCTGCGTTTCCACTGTTCCATGCGTTAATAAACGCTTGACCAATAGAGGTGATAATCTGAACGATCGTGTTCAGCAAGTTCATGATTGCTTGCAGCATTTGTTCGCCTGTGTTGTTCGTGTTCCACGCATTGGTAAACGCCGTTGCAATGGCAGCAATCAGATCGAAGATGGTTTGCAGCAGCAATTGAATATTGTTGAGCGTTTCAAGCCCTGTGCCATTCGTCCATACCGCCATAAACGCTTGACCGATAGCGGAAACCATGTCTTTCAGCGCAGAAAGAGCGTTCTTTGCGCTTTCAATGGTCTGCTGTCCGTACTGTGCCCACGAATCCTGAAATACCTTCCAGAAGTCAGTGAGCCATTGTGGCACCTGATTTTTTGCTGCGGAATAATCCGTATCAAACTTGGGTGCGCTCGGGTCGGTCGTGTTACTGCTGTTATTGGTTAATTTCTGGACTGTATCGAACGATGCAAGGGCCTTTTCAGCTTTCTTCGCAGACGATGCCGTAGAATCCAGTGCATCCGTTTGCTTGTTCAGTTCCTTTGCATTTTCCTGCGCCTGCTGTGCGGTCGTACCGAACACGGACGCGATAAACTGCGCCATCTGCGCCGTTACCTGTGCAAGAGCCTGCATCAGCTTATTCAGCCATGGGATGATAGATTCATAGATAGGCTGAAACGCCGTCAGCAGGTTACTTTTCACCTGTCCAAACGACTTTGCAAACGTTTGGTTCGCAAGCAGAGCCTTGCCCAAACGGTCAGCCATTGCCGTAAGCGCTTTGGAAATCAAGTTAAAGAACAACGCGCCCGCAACGATAGAACGCAGACGTACACCGAACGACTGCACGCCGCCCGTTGCTTTCTTCATGGACTTTTGGCTGGAACGTCCGAAATTGGCGAATTTGGCTTTGAGCTTGTCAATCGCTGCGCCCAATTTGCCGCCGAGCGAATTTTGCAGACTTCCGACAGACGTTTTCAAGCCAGCGCCCAAACCCGCAATAACTCGTTTCAGCTTAGCCATTTTGGAATTTGTCTGACTTACGAAGTCATTCATTTCCGACTTGGACTGTTTCAGCCCGGCCTTCATGTTCTCTAACTGCGTGGTCTCATTGGCAAGGTTTTGCCGCACATTCTGACCGGCGCTGCTCATCGTGGATGATTGCTTAATTTCGGTAAGCTGTTGTTTCAACTGCGCCGCTTTAGCATCTGCGTTTCGCAGAGCTTCGCCCAATTTATCCGATTCAGCAACAAGCGAATTCAGCTTTTGCGCCGATTCCGAGAATTCCTCCTGTGGGATTGTGCCCGTTGCCGCCTGTTTCAGTTTGGTGTTGTAATCGCTCTGAGCCTTTTCAATCTCAGCGTTTACTTCATCCAACCGAGCAGCCAGACGTGCGGCTTCTTTCTCCGTTGCTGCAAGGTCGGCTTGCATTTTAATGCCCTTCGTGCCGCCAGCAGCTACCTTGTTCCACTGTTCAGCAAGTTTTTGTACCTTTGCGGCTTGTTTATCTACGGCGGCTGATTGCTTTTCAATGTCTTTCGTCATTTGTGCAATCTGCTTTTTCGCTTGTTCGTCGCTTACAGTAGCGTCGATTCTGATAGAGCCATCCGCCATTTATTCACCGCCTTTCTAATTGATCTGCGCCCAAAAAGCGTCAATAGCTTCCTTTTCCTCTTCGGAAAGTGCGGGTGCAGGGGTTAAATTACGTTTGAGACGTTCGTATTCCTGTTTCTGTTTTCCCTTCATTTTGCTTGTGTCCGTGCCTCTGATTTGCAGGGCATGAGACATTGCCGAATCTTCGTTAAGGCTTTCCATCATTGCCATAAACTCAAACCAGTGCAGATTGACCTTGTGCAGCTCAATGCCGAACGTCTGCCGGAACGATGCGTACAACCGTGCAGAATCGAAATCGAACCACATCATGCGTTTACCGCCGGGTTCAATCTCTCTATCGTCGCCACAGCGAACAAACCACTGCAAACCTTCCAGTGCAATGTCAATGGGTGGCATTCCTGCTCCGTAAAGCAAGGATAATGCCACCCATACACGGTCATTATCGCTTAAATTCGGGTCGTCCAGTGCAAGGGAAATCTGAATGCCGATTCTGTAATCCGTGCGAATCAGATACCCCTTGTAAGAGCTTGGCAGGCGGTCGAGCAGCATGTTAAACACTGCCGACACGCTCCGCGCTGTACTTGCTCATGTTTGCTGCACGTTTCTCAACGTGGCTGTCAATGATGGGGGTAAGCTGTGCGAAGAAATCAAGGAACTGGTCGGAGGACGGAAGAACCGCGCCAAACACCTTCGCGCAAGTATTTTCGCCAATCAGCGCGTCGATTTTGTCCCTAACGTCTTTGTCAAACGCCACGATATCGTCCAGAGTGTCCAGAACGTCGCCTTTCTTCTCAGAAATAGCCGTTGCCTTGTCTTTGATTTCATTCAGCAGGTCGAAAAAGCCTTTGACAAAGCTATCATCAGACAGCGGAAGGGAGATCGTCTCTCCCTTGTCGTTGACTTCAATAACCTTTACGCCGCTGTTTACGCGGATACTATCCATTCCTCGTTACCTCCTATCAAACAGAAACGTTCGCAGTGAATACCGGTGCACCGCCGGTGATCTTAACAGTGCCCGGAATCGGGTCGCCTACATAGTTCAGCGTATATTCCAGCGTCGGAGATTCGCCACCTGCGCCGCCGTAGGTATCAACCTGTACAGATACTTCCTGCACCTCTGCAACATAAGTCGCAGTGTCGCTGTCACTGGTAGCATTCCACATGTCCACATTCAGCAGCCATGCGTGGGAATCTGCCAGAGTAGCACGAGCGCGACGCTTCTTGTCGATAAACTCAAACACACCGTCGCCCTTGGTGCACTGCTGAGAAACACTCATGGTCGGCTGATAGCCGGTAATCTCAGTAGTTGCAGAATCAGAGATAATATCCTGCTCGGTCTCGGTCTGTGCACCGTAGTCCGTAGATGCTTCGGTTACGTTCTTGCCGATTCGTGCCCAATTTGCAGCGGAATACTCACCCATCTTCTCAGTGGTATCCAGAAAGTGTGCAATCAGAGGACGTTTAATCTTTTCAGTTGCCATTTTTACACCTCAACTTCATAGTTAATGGTTAAGAGGATTTGGTAATCCTCGGTTAAATCTTCGTATCGAGCGATAAGCCCCGCAGGGGTCGTTCGCTCAACAGATGTGACGGTCATTCCCTCGCCGAGATCAGGCGGGTTTTCTTCCGCCCATGCTCCCATCTCATTCAGCAAGGATTCAACGTCGAGACGTTCCTCGCTGTCGGTCGGCAGGGCGCGATACATCACGCCGAACGGGTACTGTGCAGCATATCCGCCGTCAATGTACTGTGCGGTTTTATACGCGCTCTGCACACTGGTAAGCATCATGCCTGACCGTTCCGGCGGGAGATATTCAAACTCGATTTCGGGAGCATAGACTTTCAGCCATAAAAGAACAGCCCGTGAAACACCGTCTTGTTCACGAGCTGTTACCGTGTTCAATTTCTCACTCATCGGTCAAAATCTTGCGCACTCCTTCCATCCAGCGCGTTTCATTCAACGCCTTGCTTGCCTCGAACCAGTGAGGACGCGCGTTCTTGTGCATCCCCTTGCTGTATTTGAGGTTCCGGTCTGTCAACGCCTTGCGTGTGCCCTTGGGTGCAAACGTGCTGCCGGTTGCTGGGTCAATCATCACCTTACCGTAATACTGAAATCGTGCATAGGGAGAGGCGTACACGATGGTATTCCCCTGTCGGTGCACATTCATTGCCAGCGCTCCGGTTCGCGCGGGAACAAACTGATCGGTGTCCTTGATGATTTCCTCGCAAAGCCACTTGTTAGCCTTTACGACGCGCTTTTCCAGTACGTTCTTCGGCACTTTCAGATTCAGGGAATAGTAAATCATCGTCCGCCCACCTCCAAATGCTGCAACAGGCCGTAGTCATAGCGCGAAATGCTTGTCACCCGGTATGTCTCGTGCTTCTCACGGCATTTCTGGTAACTGCCCTCATCCGGCACATCGCCACGGGCGAAATAGTCCTTTTCGGGCGATAGCGTAAGTTCGCACGGCAGAGGGATATGCAGAGTGACGGAATCCGCGCTGTTGAGTGCGGTTTTCGTTGCCGCTGTGCCTCTGGTGCTTTCCAGTAACACGCCTGTAAGCACTGTTCGGCCGGACGGCTGAAAGATCGTCACAGTGTGCGGTAATTTCATGCTGTCACCTTTGCCCTTTCAAACTGTGTCGGCAATTCTGCCGCTTCGGAAAATTCCTTGTATTCGCGCCGTAACGCTTGCAGACGTATCTTTGCATTGTTGGCTTGCTCGGTATCACCGGCAGCTTCAAACGACATCCTACGCCGTGTCTGCTTCCTCATAGCTGTTTCCAACTTGCGCTGCATCTGCGTCGCTTCGTAGGCGGTGTAAGTCTTGCCCTGATACTCAAACGGCGGCGGGTCGATGTTCTTTAGTTCATCGTCCGTATAGACGCGCTCGGAAACGCCCTCCAAAAACGGATGTCGGTGGTGGTGGCAGTTAGCGCCCTCCAGACCGTCAACCTGTCCCAATCCGCAAACCTTGTAGATATTCGGGTACTTGCTGCCGTCTTTCGTGGCGTATACCTTGCCTTGCCAGCGCTTATGGTTTGACCAGACGTGCGGTTTGTCCTTATCTCGTGCTCCACGATGGGCGGTCACTTCGTATAAGTCGGTTTCCAACACCTCAGCCGCTTCTTCGGCATACTTGGATGTAACCTGATTCAGACCGGTTACAATAGCACGTCGCGCCGCAACGTCAGCATGATTTGTCCAACCGGACGCATAATCAACGGTGCGAATACCGCTGTCAGCCAGTTCCCGTACAGCATCTTCAAGCGCCTGCTGCACCGTAAAGCCGCCGGAGTACACCTTCATTTCTGCCTTATCAAGCACAGCCTGATAGGCTTTAGCTATAGGACGGAACACGATTTCGCCGTTCGTCTGCACAGCAAAACCCAAAGAACGGGTAATGTTGCGGTACTCATCGAGCATTTGCTTGCGAATCAGTTCAATTTCTCGTGCTGTCACGATTTCAAGTGGCATTGTAATACCTGCCTTGTCGGACAGCTCGCCGTAATACTCGCGGTTTAGCTTTACCGCACGGTCAAGCGCGCCCTGCACTTCCTCCGTGCTGGTCTTGGTATGATTTGCGATACGCCGTTCGATGGTATCCATATCCAGACCGTATGCTTTCAGCGTGCGTATGTCGTTGATTGTTACCTCATTCAGTTCGCCGGTCAGCTTGAAGCGGGAGCAAATCTCACGCAACAGGTCATCTTCCATTGCGAGGATTGCTTTCACAAGCGGTTTAGGCGCGTTTTCAAGGTATTCCGGAGTAATAGGATACTTCATCAGCCGATACCGCCATAGAGTAAGCCAGTACCGCACAAATACTGTGCGATAAGTCGTTTTTGCCGATCTTCAATGCTCTGCACCTGTGCAGCAATAGCAGAGTTAGCGCCGTAACTGCGAGACCACGAGCCGACACTCTCAGAGGATACCGCGCCGCCGTCCGTAGAAAAGACGGCGGTTTCTGCGGTTTCCTGATTGTGCATGACTTCTGCCAGCGCACAGTTAAGGCGTTTTACTCGGTGCATTACAGTGTCGCTCAGAACGCCGTCAGAGCGTCCGAGCGTTGCGCAAGAGATAATATCCGCCGCTCTCCCTGCTACGCGGTCGTAATCCTTCTCATCAATCAGATTACCCTTGTAACAGGTGCGGTAAAAGTCATAGTTTGCGTACACGGCGGATTGCTCCTTTCTTTACGACGGCAGGGTTACAGTTGCAATGTACAGGCCGTTCGGGTCGGGCAGAACCGGGATAAACATACCGGATGCCTTAGTCCAGATTGCAACCGGGTCGGGGGTCTGCCACTGGGTCATGGTGATGTACTGGTTCTGCGATGCAGCAGTAAATGCGCCCTGTGCTTCCTCTTCCGGAGTTACACCCCACAGACCAGCACCGAACGAACCGTTTGCCATGGTTGCGAGGAACGCAATCTTGTTCTTCGGGAAGTAGCGCTGAGTGGTCAGCGTGCCGTCTGCCTTTTCGTAGTTGTAAACCTGATCGTTTACAGTGATGCTCTCAATGCCAAACAGACGAGAGAACAGGCTCGTAATCTCGTCCTGAGTTGCCAGACGACCAGCGAAAGCAGAGCCGAACAGCGCGTTCTGGATAACAGCGCTCTTAGCAAGCAGGCTGAGAACAGCAGAGCTGGTGACGATCTCACGCAGTACGCGGCCGGTTGCAATAGCAGCGTCGCGCACGCCCTGAATATCGTCGAGGATGGTCTTTGCCTTTGCCTCGGTAGACCAATCGAAAGCCTTGTTCGTGTGGTCGGTCGGAACGCCGAAGTCGATCGTAGTGTTGACGTGGTTCTCGTTGATGGTCATCTTGCCGGTTGCAAGCAGCTCCTGCTTTGCAACCTCGGTACGGGTCTTTACACCCTCGGCCAGACGCGCCATATCGTCAAAGATATAGTCGAGAATCTCGTTGTTGGTGCTTACGCCGTGGTTGCGGAGCAGGCGGACACGCTCGGAAAGGTTGATCTTGCGCTTGATGAGCAGCTTCTCAACGGTTACGATGCTTGCGGTCGGGCGGGAGCCGATCTGTGCCTCTGCGTCGAGCGCGTGCACGGTTGCCATGGTCGGCAGGTATGCACTGTCAGACATTGCGAGATACTTTGCGGTGATGTTCTGGGTCTTCTGGTCGGGGAACAGACGGTCGCCGGACAGTTCCGGGCGTGCAATGTTGAAATTCTGACCGAAGTCCAGCAGTTCAGCTTCTTTCAGCAGTTCTACAAATTCCATAGGTTATTACTCCTTTACGCTCTGGTGGTTTCCGGCGCGTTAACAAAAACAACGCCGCTCTTTTCGAGGGTGGACTTTGCGCCAGTCTTGGAGCTATCGTCCGCGCTCGGCTGTGCGGGCAGGCGGTTTGCATATACACGGCCAGCAACAATAACAGCAGCTACGCGGTCGCCGTTGGTTACGTCCACATCCTCAAACACAATGCCCTCTGCGGTGTTGTCGTTCAGCGGGAAGATAGTGCCCTGCTTAACAACCTTTCGATTGCCGTCAGCGGTGCCGAGGGTTGCGGGAATGAGACGGGTCTTGGTAATCAGACCAACTTCGCTTGCGAGGATAGACGGCTTGTGTGCACCGTCAGCTTTGTTTACATAAGTGCCCATAGGTTATTTACTCCTTTCCCTTGGGTGCGAACTGTGCGGAATACCGCTGTGCAGCCAGACCGGCAGCACTTACCGCATGCGGTGCGGGATTCTGAATCGGATTTGCAAACGTCGGAGCGGGTTTTTCACTCTGAAATGCCGCCGGGTCGGATTCCTGCTGCTTCTTGCAGTAATCGTCAAAGCCGGTCAGCGTGCCGTCCTTCATTTCCAGTTTGTTTGCGGTCAGGTCAGCAATAAATGCCTTTTCTGCCGCCTTGGAGGTAAACTTAATGCCCTTTGCGGTGATACCGGCGCGTACTGCGTCCGCATAATCGCGGGCATCGAGCTTGCTCTGGAATTCTGCGGTGTCGGTGTCGTACTTCTTCTGCAGGGTGTCGAGCTTGGTCTTCAAGTCGTCCGCGTCGCCCGCATTCTTCTTCAAGTTCTCAATGTCCTTGTCGCGCTGGGTGAGCTGGTCGCGCAGGTCGGTAACGTCTTTCTTGGCTTCTGTCGCCTGTGACTTGTATTTCTCAACGTCCTTGCCGTTCAGTGCAAAAACCTTATCTGCCTGTTCGTCAGTCAGACCGATTTCTAACAGTTCTTCTTTCTTCATGTGTGTACTCCTTTCAGATTAGGCGTTTTAGGTGGTCGCCGTCACCGATCTGCCTGCACTTTTAGGCTTGCAGGATAGCCAATTCCCGTAGTTTAATGCCGTTGCGGGCATGAAAAAAGCGCCTTTCGGCGCTGGATTCACTTTATCAAAGTGGGATATGCGATTATCAAAACCGATTATTCGATTTTCAAAGTTGTTCGATTTCGTCCCAAGAAACGCAGCCGATTTTGATTTCTACGTCACGTTCAGGCGAAATAACCAGCTCATAACGTGCTGTGGGATTTGCTCCCAAAACCGATTCGCAGAATGTCTGTTCGACAGAGATTAAATCGCCTTCATACCCTCTGCACCTTACGCGGGGTAAATAATTGCGTTTATTCATGCTTCGTCCTCCTGATATCCGGTCATTCCTCGCCCACTGTTAGCTTTTCTGCGTTCGGCATCATTGCCCGCGCTTCTTCCTCGGTTACGCCGTACTTCTTCGCAATGTACAGCTCGCCGCGAATGAGACCGGCAGAAACGTCATTGCGCATATCCGCAAGTTCTTTCTGCTTGCTCTCGGTGTCCTGCACAACGCCGTCACCCCAATCACACTGCAAGTCCCAATCACCAGCAGGCGCAAGACCGTAAAGCGTGGCGTAAACGTCCATGCCATACAGCAGGCCGTTCAGAGCGTGTTCAAGTGCCGCCTGCGTATCCCTCACAGTGACGTACATTGTCTGCTTACTGGATACGATCTCGGTTGCGGTTGCGTTTACCGTCTGTGGGTCGGACAGCGTTCCGAAAGACAAGCCGCAGTTCAGCTCGATCATCTTCAAGGTGTCTTGGAAGCCCTTGTAAAGTGCATCGTTGCGGAACTCCGGTGAAAACTCCTGATAGAAGTCTACGTCTTCAAACGGCATCCGTCGGAACAGACGGTCACGGAGCAGCGGGTTCGTGTGCGATAGTCCGTGCTCATCTGTAACGCGCTGTGGAATCGCAGAATCACTCATCAGGATACGGCGTTCGCCGCTTTCATATTCCCACATGAGCCGCTCCCACTGCTGGTCAGCCTGCCGGATGAGGTCAACTGCTGCGCCGCTGTAAAGCGACACACCGAGCGGGCTTTCCGGCTCGATGTTGTTTGCAATCGGCACTTTGAAAAAACCGAAAAGCGGACGTTCTACGTTCTGAATCGTCGTTTCCGGCGCAATCTGTGCCCAGTCCTCTACAGTATTCAGCGGTACTTCCGAGCCGATACTACCATTCTTGTCGGAGTTGTACGCCTTGTTCTTGATGGTGTACACGCCGCTTTTCAGTTCGTGGTACTCCAATTTGGTATAGTATCGGTTCTTTTCTCGCTTGGTATCCGCGAACACTGCTGCTGTGATCTCTCCGTTGCTGTCAACACTGACCGGGTATGCGCTGCCGACTGTGTTAAAGTCCACAAGCACACGGTTCTCCGAGACAAACGGCTTGTAGAAGAAACCGCCGACCGAGAGACCCTTTTCAACGTCAATTCGCATGTGTGGAATCATACCGCGCAGGCTTTCGTTTAGAAACTCTGCTCGTGCGCCGCCATCAACAGTGATGGTGCTTTCAATGGTGGTTGGGCGTGCCACTGCTCGGCAGATAGCCGACGGCAGGCCGCAAGACGTAACATTCCGGTTGCCGTGCTGACCGAGCCACTCGGCATCGTCCATATACATCCGTCGCCACAGGTCAATGTTTGACTGCATCGTGGAATCATAGACCGCCGTCGCCCCTGTCAGTTCTTCAATTTTGTTTGCCGGAATCATTGCTTGCCTCACCGCCTTTATTAACTGCTTCAACCGTTCAAACATTCACAAGCCCCCTTGCTCTAACCTCTCGGCGCACTATCGTCTGGAAGTAATAGCGTGATGCGTCCATATCATGGTCAAACTCCTTGATAACCGCATCTTCGGGGGATTTATCGTCCCACATATACATGCCGAATTCGTCGATTGCTCCGGTACAGCTTGCATTGTACTGTGCATAACCAGCGGCAAGCAGCGTTCCCATCAGGCGGATACCGTCAAGCACGCTGTTGTCTGCGTCACGCACACGGAATGTACCGTGTCTGCGGATTGTTTCCTTGAACGATGCAGCCGAGGGGTCAATAATGATCGCCTCGATATACTGACCACCAACGAACGTTTCAAGATCGGCGTAGTATTCCTCATCTGTTTTCTGTTTCTTCTCCTTGCGGCTGTCGTGCCGATACGCACGCACGCAAGTTGATTTGCAGGTCATTTCATCAAACCGCCAAAGCTGGAACACGGTCGGGTTAATCGTGCCGTAGTCACAGGACACAAACCAGCGATTGCCGGAACCTTCACCATCCGTAACGTGCAGTTCGGTCGAGAACATAGGATAAACCAGGCCCTCTGCAACACGTCGCATACCGAGGATATCACGCTGATACCAGATACTCTTGCGGTCGTATGTCGCAAGGATTTCTTTCAAGCGTTCATCCGATACAGAAAGGTTGTCTGCAATGGTGAAATGTCCGTAGTTGAAACCGTAGTTTGGGTTCTCCCGCTGCTTCTCCATATGGAAGTTGAGCACGTCTGTGTAGTACGGGTGGTTCTCGCCCTTCGGGTTAAGATCGTGATAAATACCACGGTCGCCGCTCGTCATGGTACGGTCAAAGACTTCCTGCACAAACTTAGGGTGGCACTCGTTTGCCTCGGTGATATACGCAAGGCCGTAAGTGTTGCCCTTGATGTTCTTCTCGTCGCCGTCTTTACGACCGCCGGATACAAGCACGATCTTCTCACCGACCGGAGTTTGCACATAAATGCAGTCTCGGTTCTGGTACTTACCTACACGGCAATTCTGCTTGCCGAAATAGTTAATCATGCCGTAACCGTCACAGTCGATGATGTTAAGCATTGCCGACGCAGTGGAAACGCCTGCAATGAGGTGGAATCTGTTCGGGTGCTTTTCCAATCGAGCGCAGAACGCTGTTGTTTGCAGCACGTTCTTACCGCCACGCTTGCCACCCTCGGCCACATTGAACCAACTATGAAGGGAACGATAGAAGTAATCCACTTGTTTTTTTGTAAAGGGTGCTGGGATATTATCCATCTTCGTAATCCTCAATATTTCTGTCCGGCACTGGTTTCATCAGCATATCAACAAGCGGCGTTGTACCGCTGCCGCGCTCGGTTTCTTGTGCCGGGGTATCGCTCTGACCAAGGTACTGCTTGCCTAACCAAATCGCCATTGTCGAGTTCGTTTCTGCAAGCTTAAACTGCGATCTTCGCAACGCAATCTTGCCGGTGCCCCTTTTTATCCGGAATACCTCGGAAAAATTTTTATTGTACGTTTTTCGACACCAATTTGTCAGTGTTTTGTCTGTTACATCCAGGAATGAGCAAATCTCTTCTTCTGTACATTGCAGACCACACAGTTTTTCAAATGTTTCTTTGTCAATTTCCTTTTTCGGTCGTCCTGCTGGCAAAACTTATTCACCACCTTTCTGCATGTGTTCAATTATATTCCACTTGACAGATCGACATTTGGTAAAAGATCGCCGAAGCGCTGAACTTTTGCGACTATCAGAGTATTTTCTAAATAGCATAGCAAACCCCGCTCACCAAAGCCATAAGGTGAGCGGGGTTTGCCATATTTACGACTGTTTCGATTTCGCAGGACTCGCACCCGCTTTCAGCACTATGCAAACCGGTATACCTCCACAGGGAGGTATGAACGCTATCGTCGCGTCTGTACGTCGGGCTTTTACCGACGGTTTCCCGGCTGTCCAGAACGGTTTGTATGAAATCCAGAGAGGTATTACCTCACTTTCGCAAGTTTACTTGTGTTTCCGTTCTGTGTGATTAGGTTGTTTATTGCAAGAGATAAACAGACTGGTGCTCTTTCGCGGCGTGTACTTAGCCACCCGAAAGCGCCGTATCGGCTTTGTAACTTTGTTAGCAAACTGGTGTTTTGCTCTCGGCTCACTAAGTCCGTGTGAGTGCTTATCCAGTAGCACTCGCCCTCTCATTATGGGCTGTTCGGCGTTGCTCTCCGTCGTGTCGCAGTTGCTATCGGTCTGTAATCCGGCTGATTCCCTCGTAAGGTTACAGCGGGGAGCGACCCCGGTTGCGGCGTGCCTGCAAGCACCCGCTGAACTCTGCAAAGCCGTTGCAGCAGCTTCACAGGCGTTCGGAAACAGCGCTCGTCTTTCCGAGCTGTCAGAATATTATCGTCCTCGTTGGAGGCGTTGTGCTCCCTCCGCCTCATGCAGCTTCGGGAACAGATTGCCTTGCACGTTGTCCACCATGCAAGGCTTGCAAAAGTCCGCCACGTTGCCCTTGGTTAATCCATACGTTACCCGTCCGACCTCACGCAGCCATCCGGGCGTGTTTGCGGTGCCTGTTGCCCGCAGGCTCCGCATTCCATTCTCATTGTAGCATAAATGTTATTACTCCGTCACCCTCATGCAGGCTTTGGAGCATATCGGCGTGCCGCGCAAATGACACGCCAAAAGAATAGAAAGGATAATCAATGCCTTCGTTCCGCGAAAGGCGTTTTGCTCCTCCGCCCTCATGCAGACTTTGGAGCAGGTCAGCGGCAGGTCTCCCCACCGCTTTAAGTAGGTATTTGGGGTTAAACAGAAAGGCTTGTCACCCGTCAGCCCTCACGCAGGCTTTCGGGCGTGTACCCGCCTTTCGGCGGGCTGAAAGTGGAGGAACGAAACTCCGTGATTCCGCCCTTTAGGGCTTTTATCACGATATCATTATACCACCATTCTTTGTAGTATTGTGTAGTCCGTTTTCCACAGCTTTATGCACAACCTGTGCGTATATGTTCTACTGCCCGCAACGCCCGTGCGTGCATCTTTCCGCGAACGTGCACTTCGTTGTAATTCATTCTCTCGGCGGTCTCTCTCCATGTCCGACCGTTTACATAGTGTTCGATCAGCAGCGCCCGCAGCGCCGCATCCTGCACCTTTGCCGTGGTGCTGATAATCTCGGCCTTAATCAGTGCAAGCCGTTCCTGTTCTTTCTGTATCTTTTCGGATAGGGCAAGATATGCATCCGCCTTGTTTGCGGTCACGTCACCGCCGCCGCCCGGCGTATCCTTGATCGTTGCCGTTGCGCTTGTCGCCCGTGTCCACGCCCTTACTCGTGCTTCTTCCAACGCAGAGATCGACTTTTCAAGGTCAATCCCTCGTCTGAGCCATTCCTTAGTCGTCGTGTGCCACTACCTCCTCCATACCGTGCTGTGTATATCGCCTACGGCGGCTGATTCTCGCCGCCTTGCGGACGCAACCCACACCCGGTTCACATCCGCGCGATTTCCCCGTGTCGATCAAATAATGACACGCCCATACCTTAGACCCTTGGCTTGTGCCAAGTACCCGCCAGTATGCGCACCCAGCGCATTCGCTTTTCTTTTTCATGCTAATGCTATTCCATTCTCCCGCAGTTCTTCAATCAGATCGTCGATCTAAACGTATTTTCGGGCGATACTGTCTGCGAGGTAGTTTGTTTCGTCCCATATCCGCCGTAATCGGTCATAGTCGTACCCTTCTTTATCCCGTAGAACGCTAAACATAATTGCCCATGTAGACGCAACCGCCGTGTTCGTTGCGTCTCGTTTGGCTTTTTCTATGTCACCCTGCGTCGCCGGTATTCGGTATGGGTTGACTTTCTTTTTCTTCGCCATTTCCGTACCTCCAATTTTCATACCGCCGCATCTCGTCCAGATACTGCCGCATCTCCGCGCTATACCGCTTCACTCGTCCATCCGCTCCAACATATCAAGGTACTTCCGTGCCATCGCCGCCACCTGAATTGCCTCGCAAGCCGCCGCTTCGGCGTACTGCTCAACGAGAGCCACATGTTGCGCCGTCGGGATTCCGTCACGGATACGGTGCCAGAGCTGCTTCATTGACATTTCGATACTGTCGCATTCTTCCCGTAGCTCCTCGGCTTCCTCCTGCATTACCGCCCATCCCTCGTGCTCCGAGTGAAACTGCGGGAACCGCTCATTTGCAGCTTCCAGTTCCTTTTCCACGAGCTTTTCAACATCTTTACTTACTACGTTCATCGTTTTCCTCCCATCTCGTGTTCCACCATTCGATCGCATCCTTTTTCCGTCCCCTCGATGCGTATGTCTGCACATGAGCCATCGGGCACTTACGGTTCCTGCATTTCACATAGAAAAACTTCACGCCCGGCCGGTACAGTGGTTCGTACTTGCTCACCTTCGGCACTTCCCCGCACCATGGGCATGACTTCAACTCATCCATAGGCCGCATTCCTTTCTGCCATGTGCAGCATTCATGCAAATCCTCCTAATGCTGCTTTAAGCAGCATAATCGCCAGTGCTGCCAACGTGCAGCCTGTAAACACCAACAGCATTCCGATCAATACGCGGAACGCAATTTCTTCAAAATCCACCGTATCACCTCAAACACAAATCATCGGCGGGTGCGGAATCTCCGTATCTACCGGTTTCCATAGGTGCAGGCAGTACGGATAATTGTTGATGTACTCCGACTTAGACGGGTGGAACTGTATAACGCGCTCGTCCTCCCTAAAAAACATATCCTTAATCGCACACATCTCGTCCCATGTCGGGCAGCACTTGCGCTGCGCAGAGCCGGGCGAAACGCTGACGTGCTCCCATCCCATGCCGTTGCTTGCAATCACGCGGAACGACTTGCCGCCGACATACACCTTGAAAACACCGTTTCCGCTGTCGCCGGTGCAGCCGTAAAACTCGCGTTCTCTGTCTTTCAGCCGGAACTTGTCCAGTTTGTGCAGGTCAATCATACAGGTTCACTCCCTCAATCTCCGCACGGATTTCCAGATCGTGCAGGTACTCACCCATGTGGCGCTTCTGCTGCTTTAACAGGTCGATGGAGCAGTTCGGCGTAAAGTTCAGCGTTCCGTCCTCGTACTTCGTCACCATGCGGTGCAGCTTTTCATACCGTTCCTTCGTCTCGCGGTACTCGCGCTTCATGCGCTCCTGCCATGTGTCCTGTACTGGTGTTGCACTGATTCCGGCATTCTCGTTCATCTTCTTCACCTGCCGCAGCGCCTTCACGCACAGCATGTTAAGTCTCTGGATTACCACCATAGGGATTTCCCGGACCGTGCTTGCATCATTCGCAAACATATCCGCGTACTTGATAGCTTCATCAATCGTCATTTTTAGTCCTCCTCGTCAATTACGATGCCGCCATGAATAATGACGCGTTTATCGTTCAGATCGAAATATACCTCGTTATCGTTCTCGGAAACATCAAACTTGCCGTTCCATTCTTTGATCTTCTCTCCGGTGTTGCTGTATACCGTTACCGTGCGATGCAACCCGCCAGACACATCACTGCCGATGCTCTTAGCCACGCGATCGCAGCCAGCGCACCCAGAAAACATCAGAGCCATCATAGCTACCAGCAGAGTTAAAATAGTTTTCTTCATTCCTGTCCACCTCCATAATGTTCAACAATGTACTGATTCGCCGTGGTTTCCGGCGCGGTTTTCCATGCAATCAAGCCGATCACGTTCGTGAGCAACATCACACCGACAAAAATCAATCCGCAGGCAGTGTATAAACCAAACACCGGTACCCCTTCGCTGTTGCATATGACACAAGCCAAGAGAATAAAAATTGATAAACCTATCGCCAGTGCGCCCAAAATTACAAGCCATTGAAACTTGACCGATTCCCGCGCAATAACCTCCTGCACCAGTGTTTCCGGTGTAACGCCCATCTGAGCGGCGATTTCAGAAATGGTCATTGCGGTAGTCCTCAATCACATCAATACCGTATGCAATAGCGCACTCGTTCTCGATTTTGCAGCCGCGGTACTTATCCCAGTCCTTCGCAAAATAAGCGACGTCAGCCGTAGACAGTAGTTCCAGTGACTTAGCCAGATACCAAAGCGGACGCGCGTCATGTGGCGCGTTCTGGAAAAACGAATCAATCACTTCCACTGGCTCACCGAGTTCACGCTCTGCGGATTCGATAGCCTTTGCGCGGACTGCGAGAATTTCTTCGTCCGTCTTGTCATTCATAGGCTGAGAAATAAACAGTTTCTTCATTCTTCTACCTCCATCTCTCGAATCAGCCGGTTCAGATACCACCGTGCTTTCTTCAAATCCTCCACACCGTTCTTCTGCCGGTGTCGCCACAGGTACTTAAACGCATTGCACAGACAAAAGTCCTTTACCGCCTCTACGCCAAACGCCGCCTGCATCGCGTCGATGCACTCGATACCGCCGGACGTGTAGTGCGCCGGACGGTTTACCGGGTCGGGCTTTTCTGCTTCGAGATACTTCTCGACATATTCGGTTATGTCATCCGTCGGATTGGACGCACCAAGGGTTCGGCGCTTCGGCTTTACGTCCTCGCCGTGCTTCTCGACTGTCTCGGCAATGGTGGGCGTGCCGTCCTCGATCACCTCAAAGCCAAAGTATCGCGCCGTCTCTCTTTGGTGCTCGACTGCATAGGTATAGCAACTATCCTGCTCCTTGAGTGCCTTGTCTCTAATCATGCAGCTTCCACAGTGGTAGTGAGTTCCTGCAAAACAGGTTTCATGCAGCAGTGCGTCGATATCGTCGTACACCTTCCCGTCTTTCTTAAACTTCATCGTCTACACCTCCGTCCATTCTCTCGCCGTCGCTGCAAAAGGATGTCCTTGTATCCTTCTCGAATTGCCAAAACACGATGCCCGTTTTGGGGCAAAATGCGTATATATCTTTCTGGTTCCGCACGCGCAGATGCTTGCAATCCTTGCACCGCACCACCGGCACAACATCGGCGGCAGGCACATTCTCTATAATCTCTCTGAGATAATCCGCTTTGCAGCTGTCGGCATCGTCTGCGATTGCAGTGTAATCGGCTTTCTCTATCGCCTCAATTGCAGTTTCACGCTTAATATACTCAGCCATCGTTTTCCTTCACCCTTCTTTCTTCCGCTTCTTTCAGCGCACGAAAAGTCATCACATACACATCCATCGAATACGTATCGACCTTAACGGGAATCAAAGGCGCTATATAGTGCCAACAATCCATGTAAGTAATATCATCCATCGTTTTCCTCCCTGATCGTCGCGCGAAGTTCAACTACTCGACCATCTTTTATTTTTCGGTTCACTCATTCTCCATCGCCCTTTTCTCCAGCTCTTGAATCAGTGCCATTGTGCTGTACTTGCTCAAGCCGTCGTCCTCCGTCTCTACTCGCCCGATCAGTTTTTCCGACACCCACATCGCCAGACGCACACCGAGGCTATCTTCTCTGTCCATTGTTACAACTTTGTTATTCCCGTCCAGGCAGAGTGCCTGCCGCTCATTTAATTTCGTCGCCAACCAGTTTGCTTTTCCGCACTTCGGGACATATGGCGCATACTTTTGATATTCGTTAAATGTCAGCGGCGCAGCAAAGACTTGGATAGTACGCGCCCCATCGCAAATATCCCTGTATGCTACAAAAGCATCCTCCGATTCCCATTCAAAGTGACTGTGCACAAAGTCGTCTGCTTCCTGCCGCAATCCACTTTCGTTGTAATCGCAATCTTTTCCGTATTTTACATATCCTGTCGGATTGCTCAACAGCACGAACGCCCACGTGCCTTTGTTTCCCAGCACTGCAAAGCGCATTCCTTTAATCCGTACCGTATCACCCGGCTTGCACTTACCCATTTACATCTCCTCCAATTTTTTCTGTTCCGATTCCTCACATCTGCTTTCCGCGTCCATAAAATCTGCCCGGTGTTCGCTGTCGCCGTTGCAGCAGACTTCCTCGCAGTACCGCTTGCAATTCATACACCGTCTATCCACGTTTGTCCCTCTCCTCCTTTGCGCTTTGCGCGCTTGAACGCATCGCGGAACTTGCGGTACGCCCGTGTGTACTCATAGCTCTTGCCAAAAATCGCAATAGCGGCTTTGTATAGTTGTGGCTCGTACTTCTTTACAATCTCCAAATCTTCCTCAAACCGAGAATTGAACGGACAGCCGCAACAGCCTGTGCGCCGCATTCCGTACACCTCGTAGCAATCCGAGTATCGCAAGCCGTAATGAGCTTTATACTGCGCTTTGTCCTCATCGCTCCAAAAGTAGAGGGGCATATACCGCGCAACGCCGGAATGATGCAGCGGTTCAAAGCAAGATGTATGCGCCATTGCTCTAATCCCACCCTCTGCCCGTCGTTCGCCGACAATGCAGATTGTTGCATTACATTCTTTGAGAAATTCCGCAGAGCTGTTTTTCTTCGCCCCGTTGCAGCATTTGTCCGAAATAGCAAATTCTGGTGGGGTACTAAGCATAAACTCTTTCATTCCGGTGTGTCGATAGATGGAAAATTTTGAACGTTCGCCGTTTTCGTCAGTCCACCATTTCAGCCCTGCCTTACATCCCGTATACCTCTCGTTCAGCACCTCGAACGGTTCGTTTTCCCACTGGAAACCGTGTGCCTGCAAGTAGCTGATTTTCTGTGCGATTTCCTTGCTAAAGAACGGCACTCCATATTCCTTACATCCTACCGGCACCGGCTTTTTCGCCTTGCGCCGCACAATCTCAATTCCGTACTTGGCTTCCAGATCGTCCAAATGCCGCAACGTAGCGCGGTACTCAATACCGGTATCAAAGAACACATAAGTAACCTTGCGATTGCCTCTCACCCGTTCGAGCAGATCAAGCATTACATCACTGTCACTTCCGCCCGAAACGCTGCACACTGGATTTTTGTAACTGTTCAGCAGCAAATCCGCTTTCTTCATCGTGTTGCGGATTAACTCATTCTCCGGTGCAGCGTTCAAAACTGATTTCTCAACCATTCACACCACACCTTCCAATCCAATCTGTACCGTTTCCGGCTCTTTCAGCATCTTTTCCACCGCATCGCGGTAAAACTCCTTGCAGATTTCAAATCCGTAACTATCGCGCCCCAGCTCCCGTGCTGCTCTGAGTGTTGAACCGCTTCCAGCGCATGGGTCAATCACCACATCGCCCGGGTCTGTGAAAATCTCAATCAGCTTTTTCAGCAGCTTCACCGGCTTCTGTGTCGGGTGCAGCTTCGGTACTTCTCTGCCGTCTCGTTCCCAGTCTATATGGTCAAAGACCATCTTGCCGCTCCCGCGAATGACTTTCCCGTTCTCGTCATACTGTCTGCCGTTGTTGAACTTCGGCAGCTTGTCCCGGTACAGAACAACCGCAAACTCAGTTGCGCCTACAATCCGCATATTCGCTTTAAGCACCTGTGCGGAATACGGCTTCGTGAAAAACAGTGGATAGCTATTCTTGAACCCGTACCGTCTGCCATACTCCATCACCGTCTGCATCTGGTCGAACGCGCAGAATACGATCATCGCCGGTGCAGCGTTGCGTTCCTTTGGTTCTTTCTTCAAAAGCCGGTTGCAGAAGTGCATATATTCGGCAATCTTGAAATAGCCGTCCGTGCGGAAAAAGCTGCTTTTCGCCTTTGCACTTTCTCCGTTCTTGTTGTCGCCGCCGACATACCACATTGGATTGCTTCCGTATGCGTCCGCACCGATGTTATACGGAATATCCGCAATCACAAGCTGTGCTTTCGGAATCCCGTAACGCTTGTAGTTCTGGAAATTATCGCAGAACAACTCGCATTTAACCTGTTTCATCCTCATCCGCTCCCAAAATCTCAACCACAATCCTCGGATTCTTCGCATCCACTTCAAAGTGATCTTCAAACCCTCGGATATTTTTCCATCCGTCGTTCGACAGATATCGTGCTTTCACCAGCGCATCCTGAATCACCTTTCTGCCGAACGCGCAGATATTATCCTTGTCCCGTCTCCTGTCTTTTTCGTACCAGTGATACACCATGTAAACCGGCTCCTGAAACTCCGCACCGCCAAGTTGCCGTGCCGCGTGCATCACAACGGTTTCGCACTTCTTTTTCAGTTGTGCGCCCAAGTACCGGTTGCGCCGTTCCGCCTCGATCAGCTCATTCAATCCCGGCAGCGGCCCTTTGATTACAAACTTCACTTCTCACCTCTGCTTGCTTTCACTCGTGCCGCCCACTCACTTTCCCAGTCGCTGGCGGCGGGCGCACCGTTAAACATCGGCGCATCCGCTTTGGGTTTCTTTGGCTTGTCTCCGATTCTGTCCCAAATGATACCCTTCCAACCTTGCGACATACTCAGCCGGATAACCTCGGCTACTGCCTGTTCGCCGTTCTGCTTTACGCGGTTCTCAATGGCACTGAGCAGGCTTTTTAATCCTGTTGGCTTGTACCCTTCCCTGCGTTCAGCTTTGTATCTGAGCCAATCCTCGACCGCTGAGCGTACCGGTTCGTTAAACCGTTCCGTCCAGTCCGGCTCTTTTGGCTTTTCTGGCTTTGGCGCTTTAGGCTTCGGCGGACATTTTGCCGGTTCCGGCACTTCGTCCCGCTCGCAACTTTGGTACTCGTCATACTTGCTGACGGTAATCACGGTGTAGTGCCGATTGGTTTCCACCGTGATTTCGCCGGTCTTTTTCAGTTTACCGAGCGCCGTCCGTACCTGCTGCACAGACAATCCGCTTTCCGCCGAGAGCGCCGCATAGCTTGTTGCGAACGCACCACGCGGTATTTCTATCCCCTGCCACTCACAAGCCTTGTAATTAGCTCTCAGCAGGACATGCAGCCATAGCTTGCAGGTGGGGAGGTCTTTGTACCACCCCCACTCCGTAAGCGCACGGTGCAGTTTAATGTGCCCGTTCATTTCCCATCACCTCAGAACGGAACGTTCGAATCTTCCTCCGGCATATCCGCAAAATCGCTGTTCTCCTTCGGCTTGCCCTCGTTCTTGCCGCCACAGAAGTCGATGCTCTCGCACTGCACTTCCCACGAGCGACGCTTATTGCCGTTCTTGTCCTGCCAGTCGCGGCTTTCCAAACGGCCGGAAACAATGCACATATCGCCCTTGTGGAACCATGTGCTTGCATGCTCTGCCAGCTTGCTCCACAGGACAACGGAACAGAAGTCGCTCTGATATTCTCCGTTGTTATCCTTTCTGCTGCGTTGTACCGCAATCGTACCGCTTGCTACAGCCGTATTAGACTGCGTGTGTCGCAATTCCAAATTATCTGTTAATCTTCCTTGTAAAACGATCTTGTTAAGCACTTGTATTCCTCCGTTTGTTGCATTTTTTCAATCCATTATGCAATTTCGCATGTTCTGATCGGGTCAGAACCACGATATTTTCTGGATTGTTGTTTGTCTTATTGCCGTCAATGTGATGTACAATGTCCGAAGATGTCAGCTTTCTTCCGTATTTCTGTTCAGCTACAAGCCTATGTTCCAGCACAAACCCGTGTTTATCTGCTAAGTGGTTGTCTGGTCGATATACAAGAATATACCCGCTTGAGTGTTTCTTTCTTCCTCCGGACCAGTGATAATTTTTATCTCCAGCCATTGCTTCTCTCAGCTTTTGTTTGGTTTCATCTGACATCTTGCGTCCGTACGTCGGGCACAAGCTACCGGTTTTCCCAATGTGCGGATGTTTATGATTTTTCCACAGGAATTTTACGCTTTCAATTCGCGTAGGAACTCTCATGACTGCATTTTTCATCTCTCTTGAGAGTTTTTGTCGCTCAATTCCGATTTCGTTCTCAAGCATTCGCAAGCTCGCGCCTTCCGCAATCCGGGTTTCGATGTATTCCCGATATTTTTCTAAATCAACTTTCATCTCCCTGTCTCCTTGGTGTACTTCTGCTTTTCCTCGCTCCACAGCGGATACATGCTTTCGAGGTACTCCCGCATTTCCCGCTTGATTTCCTTGCCGTCGCCCTGATCTGCCTCTCTGTGACACTCCGGGCACAGCATCACAAGGTTTGTCGGGATACCCATGCCGCCGCGTGCTCTGCTGACAAAATGCGCCGCCTGCAACACACCGCCCTTGCCGCAGTGACGGCAAATACCGCCGTCCCGGTCAAAGCATTCCTTCCACACCGCCGGTGAGACACCGGTAAACTTGGTCTGCCGTCTCATACCTCGCGCTCCTCCGGTTTCCACTTGCTCAGCCATCCGAGCACCGTGCTTTCCGGCTCGGTCTCAATGCCCTGTTCCTTGCAGTCCTGCACTACCATGTCAATCAGCCGCCCCATTTGCAGCGTGTTGTAGGTGGATGAGCCGTAGTAGCACATCAGCAAACCGCCATTGCAATCCTGCGTCACCCATCCGAGCCCCTGCTTTTCCCACAGGTTCGCGATCAAATCGCGCTGCTGCTCGTTGGCGTAGGGGACAAGTCTGTAATTGTCCCCTACTTCGGGAATGTACGAGCGGTAAACGTCTTCGCGCTTCATTCTTAGCGCCGCCGCAAGTTTGCTCATGCAAATCCACGCATAGGCATTTGCGCGCCCTGAACGCTTG